CCTCAATGGCTGCCGTGGCGGATTTGCCATTGCCGCCCAGGCCAGCAAACAGCGCTTGCGACTGGGCAACGTAGGCGTCGTAACTGATGCCGCCGTAGGCATCGTTGCCCACGGTTTGCACAGGGTTGTCTACCGTGCCTGAAACTGCGGTGCCACCGATGACGAAGGCATCGCCGCCAGAGCCAAGATGAGCGCCTGTTTTGAGGGTGGTTTTGCTGGCTGCACTGGGTGACAACAGCTTAGCCAAATTGTCAAACGCGGCGCCCAGGTTTTGAATGCTGGTATCGATGCCGTTGGCGGCGTCTATCATGCCTTGAGATTGCTTGACAAGCGACTCCAGCGCGGTCAACTGAGCCTTGGCGGCACTCAGCTGCTGCTCGGCAAAACTGAGTTGCGACCCTGTTTTTGACTTAAGCGCATCAAGTTGCCCTGCCAAAATGAGTTTGGCGCGGTCAGCCTCGAATTGCGACGCATAAATGCTGCTGCCCAAGCCTGCGCGAGCGGCAGTTATGGCCGATTGCAATTGATCTTGCGCAGGCAGGTAGCCTGTACCATTGGCAGTGGCGAGTGCCTGGGCAATAAACTGATTTGCTTGGGTAGCCGATATGGCGGCGGTGCTGGACACTTGACCATACAGTTCAGCCACATTGGTCTTGAGCAGGTCAAACAAGCTGCTGAGTTGGCTAACGCTTTCTTGTGCCACATCCACCATTGACTGGATGCGGTTACGTTCTGCGCTGGTGGCACGGTCGAGTGCGGCCTTGGCATCGTTGATGGCCTGGGTGCGGGCTGTTTCAGCTGCTGCGGCGGCGCTGGCCTGCGATTTTTGGGCATACACCTGGCGAATGATGGCCTGGGTGGATGCATCTGTTGTGCTGGCCAGATCGCGCTGCAGTTGCAGGTCTGATTCGGTGGTCTTGCCAGTGAGTACGTCAAGCTGGTCTTGCCACGATTTTTGTGTGGCGGCGGCTTGCTCTTGGGCCTTGGCTAAGGTATCGACGCCATTGGCCAATTTAAGGGCTGATGCGTAAGCACTGGCATTGGCTTCGATGCTGAGGTCCATTGCACCCAAGCGGGCAACTTCGGAACGATACCAATCGCGCAGGCTTTCAGTGATGGGTGCCAGGGTGATACCAATGTCGGCAAAGCCTGCCTGGGTAGCGCGCAGGGTGTCGGCTTGCTTTTGGGCGTCGGTGGTGAACAGGTTGTAATAGTTTCCCATCAACCCGACAAATGAATCCATACCGCCCGATACTTTGGACAACTGCAGCACTGCAGCCGCACTGGCACTGGCAAGCTCGGCAAATGGCATGCTACGCATGGCCGCCGCAAAGTTTGTTAAATCGGTGACGTTAGACAGGCTGGCATTGATGTCTTCAATGGCTTTGCCTGCAACGGTCACACTTGACAGGTATTCATTGAGTAGTGGCCCCATGTCGGTAACCGCCAGGGCTGATAGCAGGGCTTTTTTGCTGGCAAGTTCGATGGCGGCTTGTATTTCGGCATCGCTGCTGCCAACTTTGTTGGTGCCAAGATCGGTATAGCGGTTATAGACCGCCTTGCCATTGACAAATGCACTCATGTCGATAGCGCTGGCATGGCCGTTTTGGTCGATGCCGGTGAATTGGCTGGCGGTAAAGCTTCCCGCTTTGCCGCCAGCAGCCTTGACGTAGTTGGCATAAGTGGTGCCCATGCCTTCGACGACTTTTTTGCTGGCAGCGTCTAGCGCCCCACCGTAGTAGCCGTTGACATAGGCCCTGCCATTGGTGCCAGGATCGCCTGCCGTGCTGTAACCGCCTTCGATGCTGGGCTTGGTGGCATCACCCTTCAACACACTGTACGCAATGACTGCTGCAGCAATGTAGGGCATAGCAGCGGCGATGGTTGATCCAGCAGATGCGGCCAAGCCTGCACCAGCACTTGTAGCGCCGCCCGCCTCAGCTGCGGCCAAGGCAGCTGCCGAACCCGCGCTGGCCGACCCTGTAGCGCTTGTGACTAAATAGGCATTGGATGCTGTGGTGAAGCCAGACGCTGCGATGCTGCCCATGGATGACATGCCCATGCTGCTGAGAAAGGATGAACCAGCAGAGCCGATGAGGGAGCTACCGGCTGCGCTGCCTGCACTACCCGTCAGGGATGCCCCAATGTTGATGATCCATTTTTTGATGGTCATTTGGTAAAGCAGATCAAGAATAGCGCTCTTGATCGTGTTGCCGATTTTGGTAAAGGCGTCTTGTCCACCTTGCAACACATTGGTCCAGACGGAGCGTGCGGTTTGGTCTACGCTGTTGAGAATGCCCATAACGTAGTTGCCCTGGGCTTGCTGGGCTTTGAGGGCGGCGTCTTCTTCGAGCAGGGCACGGAGTTTGTTTTTCTCCTCGTCTGCCAGGGTTGACTCAGCCAGCTTTTGCTCCAAGATTTTGCGCTGGCGCTCGGTCTTGAGGTCGAGCAAGGCCAATTCTTCTTTGAGCGAACCCGCAATATCAAACTGGTATTGCAGCTTGATTTTTGCTTCTTCGTTGGATTCGGTCAGTGCTTTTTGCTGGCTATACAGCTGGTTGTTAGCCGCTTGTTGCAGGCGGTCAGACTCTGACACTGCGGCGTTTAAACGCTGCCAGGCGCGCACAGCCTGGTCGGCAGGGCCATCGATCTTGGCGCGCTCGACCCCTAGCAAAATGAGTTGGGTTTCGAGTTTGACAATACGCTCGCGGGCGCGGAGTTTGTCTTCTTCTTTTTTCAGGCCTGCCGCTTGGGTATTGGCCTCGGACAGTTCAGACTCCAACATGGCCTGCTTGCGGTTGATGGCATCTGTCTCTAACGCGGCTTTCTTGGCGTAGTACGTTTCCATGTCAACGCTGCCGCCTTTGTAGGATAGGTCGTTGACACGCTGTTGCTCGGCAATGGATGCCGTCAGCACGGCGGTGGTTTTTTCTTCGGTCGCACGCAGCAACGCATATTTGGCGTCGTGAATGGTCTTGAGGTGGTCGGCGCCCTGCTGGTGGGCCATGCCTTCTTTTTTGATGAGGGCCTGCACATCGGCCACGTATTTGGCTTGTGCCTTGGTGGCGTCGGGGCCATACAGGCCATCGTCGTAGCCCGCCTTAAGGGCGGCTAAATGCTTTTGAAAATTAGCGTTCTGGCCGGAGAGGTCAAGTTGCACCGCAGAGAAGCCGCTGGCAACTTTGGAGCGGCGCTCGTCTTCTGCGCGCTTGGTAGCTGTCATGGCCGCCAGGCGGGCATCTTCGTTAGCGTAGGGGTTGGTAATCTTGCCGCTGATGGCGTCAAATTTTTCTTTGACGGCCTGCAGTACGCGCAGGTAGTCTGCCATGTCGGCGGCGGCTGACTTGGCATACACATTTGACGGGGCCTTAGACAAAATACCGTCAAGACGGGCCAGTTCGGTACTGGCGATAGAAATTTCTTGCTCTAGGCCTTGGGCGTCGAATGTTGCAGAAGTGAACATTTCACGCAGGCCACTGCTTTGCGACATGGCGCGAATGTTGGTTGTCCAGGTGCCCAGCGTTGCGCTTAGGCGATCATTCATGCTGGCGATAGTTTTACCCAGGCCTACGTCATCTGCCATGGCGATCTTGAATAGCTCCCATGCGCTGGTCAGGCGGTTCATGCTTGCCTGTGCGCTGGTGGCTGCTTTTTCAAAGCTGCCCCCCAGTTCTTTCTCCATCTGCGCTGCGAATTTGGGCAAGAAGTCGGTAGACATAACCTGCCCTGTTTCGAGCAACTTGCCAAACTCAGCAGTGGTCGCACCCATGGCGCGGCTGGCGATTTGGAAGGCACCCGGCAAACGCTCGCCCAACTGGCCCCGGATTTCTTCGGACTGGACCGTGCCTTTGGACATGATTTGAGTCAAGGCCAGCATGACGCCTTGCACATCGTTGGCCGAAAGGCCCATGACGGTGGCCGCCTTGCCAATGCTCTCGAATACGTCTTTGACGCCTTTGCCCTCCATGGCAGTGCCATGGGCCGCTGCTGCAAATTTGGCATACAGCGTCGATGTGCTGGTGAACTCCAGGCCCATGGCCTGGGTTTGCCTGCGCAGGTAGTCAAGCTCTTGACCGACCGACGCCGCGCCCATGCCGTAACCGATGGTATTACGCAGTTTGTCGATGGTGACTTGTGCCTCTTGTATGGCGGCACGGAATTCCAACACTTTGTTAACTGCAAAGTTCAGGGTGATGGCTGCCCCGATCTGGCTACCAATGAGGCTGAGCGCATGCATGCTGTCGCCTGACTTGCGCGCACCGTCTGCCAGTTCGTCAAAGCGTGGGCGCAGGGCGGCCAGTTTTTGGTTGGCGGCGTCCATCGCGGCGTTATTGGACTGGATGGCGCCCATGCTGGCGCCCAGGCCTGCCGCCAGATTGTTGAAGGCGTCACGCCCTGCACTGGCATTGAGTTGCGCAAAGTGCTGGGCCATGCTTTGGGTGCTGCCGGTGAGGCCATTGACCACGCTTTGCAGGCCGTTCAAACTGGCACCCGCGTTTTGCCCAAAGGTTTGAATGGAACTGGCTGACTGCGACAGCGCCGCGTTTAGCTGGCTGCTGTCGCCCGTGATGACGATGCCAACATCTTGATCAGCCATGCGCTGCTTTCAGGTTAAAAACGATTTTGGTTTTGCTGGGCTTGTGCGCGTTCGCGTTCTTCGGCCCAAATGCTGCTTTGCTCTTCGGCACAGGCGACAATGCAGTCCCACACTTGGCGGCGCTTGCGGGGGTTGGGCACTTTGTCGAGCAAGTAGCCGCGCACGGCGGCGAAGTCGAGGCTGTCGCGCCCAGCCATGCCGACGCGCCACTGGTTGCGCACTGCACACCAACATTCCCACGCCAGAACATTGCAGGGCCAAAGCCAATAAGCCTCTGGCGCTGCAGGTGCTGCTGGGGCTTGTGACCAGGCAGAGGGTTTGGCAACGGGCTTTGCATGGTGCTGTGCAATAGCGCGAACAAGCCCTACGAGTTTTTTGCTTTGACGCCGACTTCTTCGCGGTAGGCTTTGAAGGTGAGGTAGCTCAGACCTGGATAGTCCTTGCAAAGCTGGCGCAAGATGTCTTCGGCATAAGGAACCTGGGCCTTGGACGCGTCTTTGACATCGATCCAAGACTCAATAACACTCACCAGGAATTCGATGACTTTGGGTTCGGCATAGTCGCCCCCAAAGAAGCCGTCGATGTCGTCTACCTCAAGACGTTTGCAACGCAGGCCAAAATCGAACGCTTGTGCGGCGCCGTTTTCGTCGTTGATGCTGCCTTTGACTTTGAAACCGACTTTATTGCCGATGACGATGCTGATAGCCATGGTGATGCCCGATCTTTGAAAAACACTGATCCAGCCCGATAAATAGGGGCGCACGGCCACCGGGATCGGGCAAAACCCGGCAACGGTGGTTGCGCCCACCGCGCCGTGCGCTTATGGGGGTTTAGGCGTAGCTGATGGAGCGGCCCATTAGGCTCAGGGAGGCCTGCACGGTGTTGGCATTGCCGGACTGCAGCTGAGGACGTTCGCTGACGATCATGTAGCCGTAGCCGTAGGTCACGGCGCCACCGCTGATGACTTGCTTAAACGCGCATTTGGTCATCACACGGGAGATAGCCAGCATGGTTTTGTAGTTGGCGTTGGCAGGGTCCCAGCCCAGTTTGAGCGTGAGGCTTTCGGGATTGAAGCCGATGGGCTGATTGATCGCATTGCGACGAGACAGTGGCGCAATGGTTGCAAATTTGGGGTCACCACCCGATGTGGAGATGTCCAAAATTTGGGGGATTTCTGTCCAGCCAGAAATTTTGCGGGCGCTGCCAATGCCACTGCCTGCTGGGAAAAAGTTGATATCGCTGGTATCCAGATCGACCAGGCTGAAGGTGTCGGCGGTGAGTTGGTCAGCCTTGTAAACGCTGTCGTTGACATCATCCCAGCCTGATGCGATCAACAATTCATCATTGTCAGCAAAACCATGTGCGACGCTGGTAGCGACGGCTGGGCCAGCATTGGTCAGTGCGGTAATGGTCTTGGCTGCAGCAAATGTGGTCGAGAAGTAGAACTTGCTGCCTTCGGGGAAGTAATAGCTCATGGATAGCTCCTATGGGGTAAAAGTGGATGCACCCGCACGCTGTAAGGCCGTGAAGGTCAGGGTTGCGCAAACGGTTTGTTGGGCGTCTGTGTCAAAGTCGTAGGCCACATGGCGCGGGGCCAAGTTGATGCACACGCCGCCCAGGGTGGTGTCGGCCAGCAGGCGGGCATACACATCGAGCACCAGGGCATCGACGGCTTGGTCTGCTGCCTGGGTTGAGTCGACACGGGCATAGCAGGCAACGGTGAACGGCACTTCCCAGCTGATGGGCATGCCTGGGTTGAATTGGGTCTGCTTGACCTCAGCATGCAGCGGGCGAATATCCACCGCGAAATTGACGCCTGTGGGTATGGGGTTGGCGGCAATGCGCAGGGTGCGCTGTGCGACGGGCGTGCCAGCCTTGAGGATAGACTCGACCGCGTTGATGATGCTGACGACGACGCTGGGCGCGGTCATGCGGACACCTCTAGCACCAGGATGGACATACCGGTGCCGTCTGGCTTGTGGGCGACAACGGTGAAGTTTTGGCCTTGGTACACCAAGGGCATGCCTTCGACTTGGGCGGGCACATGGGTATCTGCCAGTACAAACACAGGGCTTGAACTGGCCATACCGATGTGGCCTACTGTCCCTTCGCTATAAGAAGCGTCAAACACGCCTGGCACTGACTGACCGTTGAGCGTGGCCGCACCATCACCCAGCCTGCTGATGGCAATGGTGTTGACACGGTTGGCGAGGTCGATGAATGCCATGGCGTGAAGGGGTAGGCGCCGGGCTTACTCGTTGATGTTGATTTGCACGGTGCCAACACCGTTGCCAGCCGCCGCAAAGGCGTAACCGGCCTGGGTGTTGCCGCTGGCAGTGGTGGTGAGGCGGCTATTGGTGTTGTCCCAATAGAGCAAGTCGCCCTGGGCTACCACGTCGGTCGATAGCTTGGCGATGACAAAAACGCCGTCCATGCGCAGGGCGCCTGTGGCACCGGCTGCAATGGCGGTGAGTGCGACGCCGATGCGCTTGCCGACCAGAATGACCTGGCCATTGGAGACTGCAGAGCCTGCGGTGTAGTCCATCACGTCGCCAGACATCACGTATTTAGTGGTCATGGTTTAAGTTCCTTGAAAAATTGGTTGATGACTGCCCGCGAATCAGGCGCCGGTGGAGCGAACAGCGCCCCGGAAATCGACACCTGCGATGCCGTAGTCCATGCGTACCTTCCAGACCGCGCCGTCTACCTCGAAACCGTTTTGCAGTTCGAGATAAGGCGTGTCGTTGCCGTCGAGGAAGGCGACTTCGAGCACGGGGGCCTGGGCAGGGTCTGCAAAGAAGTACCAAGGCGTGCTGCTGAGGCGTGGTGTGCCAACGATGTCGCTGACCATGGCGGCGGCGATGTTGGCGCGCTGCAGCTTGTTGGCGGCATCGGGGTCGTAGGTGGAGTTATTGACCACCTTGGCCGAGCCCACAATGGCATCGGGGCCAAGCCAGACTTGCGGCGTGAGGGCCAGGAAGTCGTTACCCGACACATCCTTTTGGGCGGACATGACGACGCGGGCGGCTTCAAAGCTGGTGACGCTGGGTGCGCCGGTAGAGACGTTGCCATGGTTGGCATGGAACAGCGTGACGCCATCGGCCAATGTGGGACCCATGCCGCTGTTGAGCGCCAAGGTGGTGTAGACATCTGCCTCGACGGTGCGCTTGGCAGCGCGGCCCAGCATGGTGGCCAGACCGACAAACGCGCCCAGGTCATCGTTGATGATGGTTTCGCGGCTGATGTTGATCAGGTTACCCTTGGTGATGGCGGTAATGGAGGCTTTTTCGCCATCGGGGATGGTTTTGTTTTTGAACTCGCCAAGCTCGGTTTTAGCGTCCAGGTTGGACAGAGAGCCAATGCGATAGCGGTTGTGGGCGCGGAAGTCGCTCACTGAGCCACGGGCACAGAAGCGCGTCCAGGTGTCGGCTTGGATGGCATAGGCACCTTGCAGCGTCTTGTGCATGATGTTTTCCAGCAGGATGGGGAAGTCGCTGGTGGATTGCGTAAAGGCGGCGGCAACGATTTGCAGCTGACCCATACCATCGGTCTTGATGCCAGCACGAATGAGGCAGGATTCGGCCAGGTTGAGCAGCTTGCGGCCACGGTAAGGGTTGGATGCGTCAACGCGGACGACTTCTTTGCCATTGCTGACGTTGGCGCGGGCCAGGACAGCGTTGATCATGGCGTCGCGGTGTTTGTCGGCCTCGTCTTTGACGGTGTGGACAAGGGTGTGACCTGCAACAGGCTCGGTTTGCTTGGCCAGCAATGCCAGCAGCTGGGTGCCAGCGGCTTCGACGGTGACGGCGTGGTCGTTTTCGCATTGTTCGCGCAAGGCGGCAACGCCTTCGGTTGCGCTAAATTTGGCAAACGCGGCGCGGATGCCTTCACGGCGGGTTTGGTCTGCGGCCAGGGCTGCAGTGGCAGCGGCTTGGATGGCGGCTGGATCGAGGTTAGGCATAGGGGTGACTTCCTTGGGCAAAGATGTGGCATTTGCCACGGGTGGGAGGGGGTTTGCCGGGGTTGGCTTGGCGGCGGGCGGCACACTGGCTGCGGACGCACCCGAGAAACGGGCCTGGGCCTGGGCCTTGAGGCTGGCACTGGCGGAAACAGGCAAGCCGCTGACGATGTTGTCGATGAAGCCCATTTCTTGGGCTTGGGCTGCGGTGTAGTAGTGGTCTGTGCGGTCCGTCAGCAAGGCAAGCATGTCGGCCACGGGTTTGCCGGTTTTGGTGGCGTAGCTGGTGGCCATGGCGCTGGCAAACTGGTCGAGCATGTCGGCGGCTTCGCGCAGGTCGGCGCTGTTGCCTTGGGCGCCTGTCCAGGGGGCATGCACCATGAAAATGGCGTTTTCGGCCATATCAACGGTATCGCCACCCATGGCGATGAGGCTGGCGATGGACATGGCCACACCATCGACAGATGTGGTGATGTGTGCAGGGTGACGGCGCAGGGCGTTGTAGATGGCGACACCATCGGGCACGGAGCCACCGAAGGAGTTGATGCGGACGGTGATGTCTTGCGCGTTGATGGCGGCCAGGTCTTTAACGAACTGGGCGGCGGTGACTGTCTCGGCCCACCAGGATTCGCCAATGTCGCCATAGATAAAAATCTCGGCACTGGCAGAGGCAGGATCGGTAACTTGGCCAGCAGCAGCGGCAACGGCTGTTTTTTGGCGGATGCTGTACCAGGATGCGGTTACATGATCGACACCTTTAGCGGCTGGATTAGCGGCTGGATTAGCAGCTGGATTAGCGGCTGGATTGACTGGGTTTGCTTGAGGCATGGGCGCCAGTGTTGCGCCCGCCTTGTACAGTTTTTAAGCAAAAAAACTGGATTAAATGTGCCCTGCCCTGCCCTGTGTCAATGCAAGACGGTGTGCCAGGCTTCGCCCGCTGCGTGGCCGCTGATGCTGTGCCAGTGGTAGGGCAAGCCAAAGTAATGCATGACCATGGACTGGCGGTTGTCGAGGATGAGGCCATCGCTTTCGGCCACGCAATGCCATTCGCCGGTTTCGACCTGGCAGACGATGTAGCGGCCCGGCAAGCCATTGGCGCGCAGCTGGCCGACGCACCAGGTGGCGAAGTCGTCACAGTCGCCTACGATGGTGCCGGTGTTGGCCTGGGCGCGTTGGAGTTCGCTAAGGCTGGCCCAGTATTCGGCCTTGCCCCAGCAGACTTGATCCGCCGTGTAATGAAAACGAGTTTTGGCGTCGCGGAATATGTCGTCAACAGTCATGGCCGCGTGTCCTGGCGTCGATGCAGCCGGGGGGTGGGGAGACTTCTTCGCCCAACTGAAATTCTTGGGCTGCGCAGGCGGTGAGCGCCAAGCATAGTAGGACGGCGCGGATCATTCGGGCTGGTCTTTGGCCCGTAGCCAGATGGCGTCGGCGGCTTCGTCGGTGACGCCTAGCACGGGGAGCATCGCTAGCACCATGGGGTTGTGACGCTCGAAGCCTGAAACGGTTTCAAACCAGATTTGCACTTCTAGCGGAGCCTGGGCCACGGCGGCTTTCGTGGCTTCGTACAACGTGGCCTCGCCCAGCGGGATTTCGGCAAGCGCTAGGTAAAGCTGCTTGCGCGTCACGTATGCATCAACATCCGGCGCGGGCTGACCCAAGAAAGCCCGTATTGGCGTTCCTGCCACGTCAACGTCTTTGCCCATCAATGCCTTGATGGCCTCGGCGTCCATCGTGTCTGGGATCAGGCCAGATACAGCGGGCTGGCTTTGGTAGTAGGACAGCTCCACGCCGTCCGCGACAGTAAAGCCTGTTTCGCACGGCACTTTCAGGCCGCACTCGATCAGCTTTTGCTCAAGCGCCATATGGGACACGGCTGTGAGGATGAAGGGGGTCATGGTCAATCCTTTTGAAACAGTTAAATGACGGCTATCAGGGCGATGACTATCATCTTGTGAGTGCCTGCTTTGTTGAGGCTGGCAGGTTCGTGTTGAAGATGCGCAGGCGACGCAGGTGCATGGAGGACGCGGCGTTTCCAGCCGCGTCGTTCCCGATCTTCAAGATGTTTGGATTTGCCGAGAATGCAGAGGCTGTTATCGCGGTTTCTGCACCGCCATTCAAAACAATTCCAGCATTAGATGGCGAGAAGCCAATTGCCGACTTGAGAACAGTTCCAGAGGCAATGTTTCCAGGTGAGCCACTGTTGGCATTGAACAACCCAGACAGCGTACTGGAAGCGGAGCCTTTGTACAGTTCCACTCGGTTACTTGACCCATTCTCAAGAGCGAATAAAGACATCCCTCCACTCGCAGCCCCATAGGTCAGGTCAGCCTCCACCACAATCGTGCCTTGCTTCGTGGACTGCGGGTAGTAGGTTTGAGCGACTGGGCCGGTGTTGAGTTTTGCGTTGGTATTTGATCCTGCGAAAGTCAACGTCAACGTGCCAGCAGTAGCTGTGACAGTCATCGTTACAACGTTTTCGGTGCCAGTGCCTGTTAAGACTCCCGTCGCCGTACCCGACAAAGTACATGTACCAGTCCCCCGCATTTGCAGGGTGTATTGCTGCGCTGTTGTAGTAACAGACTGAGTGACTGGCGTGTCGGGATTTGTCAGCAAATTGCTATCCATCAACCAAGGCAGCGCCTTCGCCAGATCGTCAAAACCAACATTCGATGTGTCTGCTGCGCGGGTGACTGTGCCAGATGTGGCTGGGTTGGGGATGAAGCTGGTGGGGGACGTTCCTGCTTCTAGGTTGTCAACTTGGGCATAAATAGCTCGACCAATTGTCGTAGACGTATATAGATCAGGGTAGATCAGCGGCCCTATCGTGTCGGCTGCAAGTGTCGTTCGTGTCACGCTTACAACTGTCGGAGTGGCTGCAGATAGCCCCGTGAGTCTAAATGCCGCTCCTGTTGTAGCCTTGCTAAGCGTGCCGGGTCCAGAAACGATTATTGCCGAGCAATTTGCGTCTAATCCCCATGCGGCTGTGTTTGCAAAAATCCCAAAGTCAACTTGCGATGATGTTGAAGATGCCAGAAATGCAAACTGTACTGTGTAGGTGCCAGCAGCGGCTGAATAAGCTGTATTCGAGCGAAACGTGCTGACAGTTGTAGTTGACTTCGTGAGCTTCCAAAATCTTCTCCCACGGAACCTAGTTCCGTCATCCGTCGCAGGTACATCAGCCCCACTCCAAGGACTCGCACTCAAATCATCCGGATTAGCCAGCAGTTGAGTCCGCTGCTCGGGTTCGATCAGAGCGCCTTTGCCTGCGAAGGCTGCTTCTTGCACCATCACGCCCGAGTGCGAACTTACTGTTCCATTCGTTCCATTCGGCTGAATAGTGAGCATGAATGTCGTACTGGTCGTGGTTGCCACGAATGGATAGGAGATTGG